ATTCTTCTGACCTTTGTAGGTTATTCATTCTACTCGGCTCAAGTAGTAGATGCCCACTTGTGTTATCTGTAAAGTCAATACGAGGTTTGCCACTTCCTACTGTTTCAATTAACCCCTGTTTGTTTACCCTTGTAGCTGACGATGCCCTTGTAAAGTCAAAAGGTAAAGGTTTGAAATTATTGTTTTCGTCATTATACGCTAAGGCATAGCCATCTTTGACCGCCCAATTTCCATTACCGAATTTAAAAGTATTTGCCATTATTCTATTGTATATAATTGTCCTGTTGCCATAGCATTAAAAGAATCCCAACTTGTAAGCGTTTCAAGTTCGCTGTCGGTTAGTGCTGTTTTGAAAGTCATTAGTTGTTTTGTTTTTGCATTAAATTGTGCGCTTCCTGTTGTACCTTGTAAATCTAAATCAGTTAAAGCTAAAGGCATAGTTGCTGCAGTATCAGATGCTCGTTTGTAGCCATCAACCCAAAAATGTACGCTGTTAGTTGAGTATTTTATGCAAAATTTATGAAATTCTGTAATATCAGAAACATCATAAGATAAAAACGCTTGTGAAACATTATTACTTACTAATTGTGTATATATCCTATTTGAATTTGACCTATAACCTACAAGTATAGTATTTAAACTACCATCGTTTAAGGTAACTTGTCTAAAAGTTAAATCGTCTGCAAGTGCTGCACTTTCAACAAACAAAACCCCCTCGCTGTCGTTAAACTCTGCACTTGTTCCTGAACCATTACAAACATCGGCTGAACGTGTTGTAGTCCCCGAACCGTCCCAAGGTATATAAGAAGTCGGGTATAACCCTATTTCGTTTTGAGCGCCCCAAAGAAAAACCCCGCTAGAACCGTCGCCTGTATAAGTTGAAATTGAACCCTCTATTAGTCTAAAATTTACGTTTGTAGTAGAAGACGCTGCAGCTGTAGCTTTTACAGTACATCTATACCAGCCATTACCGTAGTTTTCAATATATGCAGTACCTAAAGAAACGCTTTGTACTAGGCCATTTAATAAATCAAAATTAGCATTACCTGGCCAAGTATTTGTATTACCGCCTCTTATTTGCAAATTTCGGCCGTTTGTTTTAGCGAAAACAGATACTATATAAGTAGTGCCAGAAGTAAAACCAAAAGGCCTACCTATTTCGTGCTGGGTCGTGCTAGTATTTTCTGTTAATTTATCGGCGCCATTTGAACCGTTTGGCGCTGTAGTTTGGTTAGCTGTAACCGAAGTACTGTATTTAGTCCAGTAACTATTATTAAATTCCTCTGTTCTTTCAAGGTAATTTGTTCTACTCGGTTCTAAAAGTAAAGCGGGACAGTCCTGTACTACGCCGTCAATTAAAGGGTAATCTAAACGAGGTACGCCGCTAGCTACAATTTCTATAAGTCCAGACGCCGCTACTCTAGTAGCTGTTGAACCCCTACTATGGGTAAAATCGCCGTTACCGCTGTCGGGTATTACGCTATAAAGTTTACCAGATTTGTAACCGCTGGGTATAAGTGCTATACTAGCGTTATCTTCTATTGCCATAGTTAAAATTTACAACAAAAATACAAAATAATTATCGGCGCTTGCCTTGGCCCCGTCTTTGTTTCTTGTTACCCGTTTGCCCCTTGCTAGCGTTTTTACTGTGTACCCCTGGGCGCTTCTTTTTGCTAGGTGCTTTGTAAGCGCCTATAACTATCTTTGCCATTACTTAGACTTGTCTTTAATTTTTTCGTACGTACGCAAGCCCCCAAGGCCTAACATACCTAACAAAATTGTTATAAGCTGGTCCATCTGTAAAGCTGGTGGCATAATCGTAGGGTTTACCCAGGCTACTAGATCGCGTATAATAAAGTTATAAAGTAGGGCCAGTCCGCATACCCAGCCGATAAAGGGGCGCCAACCAGCTACAAATACGCTACGGTGCTGGGCTTCTATTTTGTTTACTTCGTTTTGTATTTCAATAAGTTTAAGGGCTTTTTCTGGGTCTATTTCTTTACCCTTTATAGCCTCGCGTAAGTCTTTAGCAAACTCGCCTAGGGCGCTATTACCGCCGCTGTTTAAACCAAGTAGTTTAGCTAGTAGTGTCTTCATATTAATAGGTCCAAATTACGCGCTGGGCTTTACTATCGTCTACGTCTATATGGATAAACGTACTAGCTATACCTATACGGCTTATATTATGCAGCATAAAAAGCTGTATAAGGTTATGGCGGTCCTGGCTAGTAGTACACTGTATATCTACAGCTAAGCCTTTTAAGTGGCTAGAACCGCCTATACCGTTAGCGTCTGGCATCTTACCGCCTACTTTAGCGTTATGGGCCTCTGTTCTGTAGCCGCTGTTTATTACAATAGGCTTGCCGTATACTTCGCGAACGTTATCTAATATCTTTAAAAGTTTTTCGCTCATTAGTTGGCCGCTACCTTGTACGTCTGGACTGTCAAATTCAAAATAATTAAAATGTTTTAATTTCATTTTTTAAAGTTTTTAAAAATAAAGCTTTCGCCAGTAACGCTAAGTTTATCTATAACTTCGGTCTGTAGATCGCGTAACATTTTTTCTATTTTATCTTTTTCGTATATAATCTGTTTTACTTGGGCTTCTAGGCTTTCATTTCTTGCCGTAAGGTTCGCTACTTCTTCGGGGTTCTTACCTATAAAAGTATAGATAACTACGCTAAGGGACCCTACCAGCATACCAACAATTACTTTAAAAATATCGTTATTAGAATCTGGTATCTGAAAAAAGGCTAAGAACAAAAGCAAGCCCATAACTAAAAAGAAAATAATACCAGCCCCTATATAACCTCGAAGTTCTTTATCTTTAAACATATTATAATCTATCTACTACTTTTTGAATCTCTAATAAATCTACATCAAGTTTAAAACTTAGATCGGCGGCCCACTGTCTTACTGGCTTTTTACCTTTATAAACTATAATTATTGGTACTGTTTGTACTTGTTCTTTAAACCCGCCGTTTTGATCTTCTAGCCAGCCAAATTTTATAGTGCAATTAATAAGGCCGTTTAAGTCTATATTATGGTCTTTATTCCATTTAGAATTTACCTGTAAAACAGTAATGGTATTTGTAACATCGCTTTTAACGTCCTCTGTTAGCTTACCAGGGGTAAATAACAAAAACGATAAAGCAATAAGTAAACGCATAATTATCTAAGTTCGTAAAGCCGCTGTTCTATAATTTCTAATTTTTCAAAGTTTTTTTCTATTAGTTCTCGGTTATTCATTATTTCGCTACGTATGGCGTTATCTTTTAAGTCGTATTCTTGCCGCGTTATAACTGGCGCTGGTTTTTGCATAGCCTCGGCTATCTGACCTTTTAAGTTTACATAAAACGCTGTAGCTGTTGATATTACTATAACTAAAGTTACAATAGTTTCTAGACTTAGTTTCACTTTAGTTTCTTTGGATATTTCAGCCATAACAATATATTTCTACAAAGATAAGTATTTTAAAAACTTAACACTGTGATTTGCAAGTCTTCAACTCTGGCGGCGGCGTTATTTTTATCTACTTTAACTTGTATTTTAACGCCAGTGGTTTTAATTTCAGTCGTTACAAAAAATTGCGTAGTTCTACTATAGCGTACTTCGTCGCCGCTACTACTTATAAGATCGTGCGCAAACTCTACGCTTTTGTTAGTATCTGGAAAATACAGGCGGCTATCCATTCTAGTATTAGCCGCGCCAGTTGTAATATCGTAGTCGTTTCTTACTAGTACTACGCTACCTACTGGTATTTCGTCTAGGTCTATAGTGTTTGTTGCGGTGTCCCAAAGATCGCCAGTAACATAACTAGGCTTATAAGTAGTTAGCGTACCGCTACCAGCTTTATCGTTTGTTAAGTCGGTCCAAGTATCGGCTGAAAGGTTTATAGGTGTACCGCTTGTAGTGGCGTCTTCATAAAAAGCGAACCCCCCCAGCGTATCGTATAAACCGTTTACGCTTGTTTTAATTTCGTTTACGTTTGACGCCGTAACCTTGTATATATCGGCTAAGGCGCTAGTACTGTTATCTGTTTTATCGGTAAAAGTAATTTTTGCCATATCTTAAAATTTAGCTTTGTAATTCTGTTTGTAGTTCAGCCTGTAGCCCGCCCTGGGCTTCTCGCTGTTCTATTCTATTACTAACTTCTATAATTACCCTGTAGTAGGTATAGTCGCTAGCGTCTTCTTCTAAATAGTTTATAGTTTCTATTTGAGTAGTAAATACGTTAAAACCTTCGTCTTCTAGGTTTATATAGCTAGAAGTTCTAGTACGTACAAGTTCTAGTACTTCGTCTGTTATTAGGTTGCTATCTAGTTCGCCGCCACTATCGCCAGTAAAGCGTGTAACGATCTCTAAGCGCGTTATAACCTCGGTTATATAGTTTGTTTGGTTCTGGTCTATTTCGTCGTTAGAAACGCTGTAAATGCGTATGTATGGAAAACTAGCGTCACTTGGCACCCTGTTATAAATAGGTACGCTAGCGCCCCTTAGTAAAACGTTGCTAGCTAATTTATCTATATATGCTTTACGTACTCGGTGTATTACTTCTCTCATATATTATTTTTTATATCTTTATCAAGTCTATTTAATAAGCTTTTTAAAGCTATGCGTACGCTAGGAAAAAAGAACGGCTGCGGCTTTATATCTACTGTACGTTCTCCTTTACCGCCAAATAGTTTTTTTATATCAGACGCGCTAAAACCTAAAAGCCTAGCTTCTTTAGTGTCTATATGGCGGCCAGTACCAAATTCCTGGTAAGGCGCGTACTTCATATTATAACCTACTTCTACTTTGCCTTTACCTTTAGCGCCATAGTAACCGCTTTGTTTTAGTTTACCTTTATCAACTGGCACCCTATCTGTAGCTTTGTCTATAATATCGGCCGCTGTTTTTGTAAGCTGGGTACTTAGGTCGTCTTTAGCTATACGCTTTAAACCGTCTAATTTCTTAAACAGTCTATTTAGATCGTCCTTATTTATTTTAGCCTCCATTAATCAACTTTCGTAGCCTTTAGCGTTGTCATATAATCTAAGTCAGCGCTAAACTTATTATTTAGTCTGTACTGAACAGTGGACCCTTCAACTTCTATAAGGTCGTTATTTTGTAAGTTATCGGCCGAACGCTTACGCATAGTTATTTCTATATCTACGTACCGCTGGCGTATACCGTTTTCTTGTTTTACTTCGCCGCCTACTTCTTCTACTTTAGCCCAGAACGAACCTATAGTAGTTTCGCCACTTGTCCAGCCGCCGAACCCGTCCGCTGTTTTGCTATTACGCTTAACAGTTATTCGTGTATTTAGTTGGCCCGCGTCCATTATACAAATGGTTTTTTATAGCTTGCTAAAATATCTTTAGCGCCTGTAGGTATTTTACTTACAATAGTACCCGTTTTAAAATCGGAGCGGTTATCGTAGTAAGTGCTTACTGTTTGTAGTATAGCTTGTTTTACTAGGCTATCGTCTAGGCCCTCGGTTATATAGGTTACTTTTATTTCTTTAGCGCTACCGTCTTTAAGTTCTATAATTTCGTTATTTACGCCTTTAATTTCGTAAGTAGAAGTATTACCGTCGGTGGTTACACTAG